TCCTTTAGCCCATAAGAAGCAATGACGCCACCGGTTGTTTTCTTCATTGCCCGCCCACCTGCGAGCAATTTGGCGATGAGTATGAAAGAACCCATCCCACCACCACCCATTAGGTCTCTAAACCCACCGAGGAGGCTCATGAACATGTCAACCATTCCAGTTAGGCCGTTGACAATCTTAGTAATAAATGGGAGTGCATCTATAAAGATATCTCGTACAACCGAGGCATATTTGGACATCACCACAACGAACTTGCCAATGGCGTCACCAAACTCATAGAACTTGTCAGCATTTGCTACGACTTGCTCATTAAAGCCCCCAAATGCATCCGACAGGGATGCACCAATTGGTCGCAATACCCTCAGGATTGTTTCTTCAAAGACCTTCGCTCCATCAATGAGGGGACGTAGTTTGTCTACAATCATACTCCAGCCCTCTTTGAAGCGGTCCCACCAACCCCCTAAACTGCCAAACATGCCATCTACTTTAGGTAGATAGTCACGTATGAACTTAACAAAGAAATCCGCTATTTTCCCAACGACGCCTTCTACGTCGCCAAACAACCCACCTTGAGCGAATGCCGCTATATCGCCAGCAACTCTTCCAAAAGCATTATTAAATATCCTAACTACGCCCTCGAACATTTTTTTGGTTGGGGCAAGCAGGGGCTCGCCAAAATCGGCAAAGTCCTTTTTGATAAGCGCAAATGAAGATTTGAACCTATTAACCAACGTGTCGTTGACTCTCTTGAACTGCCCATCAACTCCACCGGCAGCGGAGAGCGTTCCATCCATGATTGCTTTTTTTAACTCATCAGCAGAAGTGATACCCAGGTCACTTATTGCCTTTTCCATTTCAGGACCAAGTTCTTTGGCGGCTGCTTTCATTTTGGAGAAAGAACCCTTAGGGTCCTGCATCGCTGCAATAAGTTTACCGGCTGACTTGGCCCCTTCTTCAAGCGGCTTGCCAGCAGAAGCAAAATCCATGAGCCCCTTAAGGAGATTTTGCGAGCCTGCACTAAACGTTGAGGTTTTAGATACTTCGGCAAAAACGGCATTAAGATTAGCCGCACCTACGGTAGCCAAATCTGCATCGGCAGCCAATGCACGCATTGCGACTGATGCATTTTGATAGTTATTCCCACCCTTATATGAGTACATCGCTATCTGTTGCTCGCGTACTGCCGCCGCGGCTATAGATGCTGCTGCGGCCAAACCTGCAGCGGCTCCAGCGGCGCCCGTTGCTAGAAATTGAAAGGCTTTTACTGCCGCATTACCTAAAACGAAAGCAGCATGGACTGCCATCATGGCTACTCCGAGGGCTCCGACCTGTAATGCCGCAAACTTAGCGCTTTTCGTCACAAATTTGGTAAGCATTCCACCAAACATCTGAATACCCTTATCAACGCTGTCAAAGTGCTTTTTCCACTTTACGTTGGTGGCCTCAAGACTACGGGAACTAATAGAGCCATAACTATGGACCAAGGTTTGCAACTTGAGCAATTTGCGCGTTACCGAATCAATTGACCGGTCGCCAATAGTCTTTACCCTGAGTGTTAAAGTTGAAGTTGCGGCCATCGGCCCCACCTCTCAATAAAGGCTTCCGTCAGGAACGACGACTCTTCGACTGACGTTCCTGCTCCTCGCGGTCTCTCTCTATAACTTTAGCACATGCCATTAATATTAACCATTCATCATCATTTAATGACAGTAATTCCACAGGATTGACGTGCCATAATTCCCCCAGTCGTGCAGCACTCTTTATGTAGGAGTCTTCGATTAGTTCGTCGAAGACCCCCTCGTAGGGTCCTCTACTTCAACTGTGTCCCCATAGCCCGAAGCATCAAGAATTGCCAGTGCTGCCGATTCTACGTGAGCATCAACGCCAAAAAAGGCACGCACGGTGTCAGGGACGTGTCGGTTGCAGCCATAATTGATGCTGACGCGAAGTTCATGGGGTGGCCATCCTCTTCAACGTCCTCGTCATTAATCATGATTCCGACCGTCGTATGGCCAATGACGTAAGCGCCAAATTTTGTGGAATCCATCCCATGCTTGGAGTCTTCTCCAGCATTCTTTCTCCATGCGCGAATTTGCTGTTGAGTAACATTAGGAGAGATGCGGAGTTTGACTCCAGGGCGAGACGGAACTTCTAACAAAACTTCAGGAATCTCAACCTTTGAGGCGATGAGCGTAAGGAGTCTGTCTAGGGGGGTTTCAGACTTGGCTGTCTTGGCTTTGGGGGCCTTGACTGTCGCTTCTGTCGCTTCTGCTTCTTCGTAAAGTGGGTTTTCGTTCATACGAGAAACCTACCACACCTTATTTTCCTGTAGTGCAACTACTGAATACTATGAACCAGAGGCTACAGTGGAGATACTAAAGGTAAGAGAGAATGTTGCAGGAGCACCTGACGAAGAGTCACCATCAGGTTCTGTAATGCCGACAAGGAGTGCTCCGGTATAGATGCGGTCGTTGCCAATTTCCTCAATATCGCAGTTATATGTCTTGATATTGATGTCGTAATATGCTTTTCCAACTAATTGGCGCAAATCGCGGATTTTTCTAGCAAGTCCAGAAGCGGTATTGGTAAGGTCTCCAGTGAACTCATCATCATAATGAGCGGTGAGTGTAATGTCACCAATTTCAAAGGGGGCGCACAGGACCGTTGGGAATCGTGCTCCACCTTCGTAGATTTTTTCTACAGATGCAGTAATTTCGCCACCGGAAACTTGGGCGAACTTGAACCCAATCCATTTGGGGTGATTCTGATTGACAGGACTGATGTCTGCCAGAATCTGCCGTTGAGATACCTTTGCCATTTAAGCCTCCGCTACTAGAACTGAACTCAGACCACTGACGTGGTGAGGTTTGACTTGACGATGTCGACTTGGATTGAGTCGCCAATACTTGATACTCGCAATCCGACTCTGGCTGTAACTGTGCCATTAACGAGTTGCGATAGGGGGTTGATTGAATTATTACACTTAACAGTGTATCCCATGTCAATACGACGACCATTTACGTCAAATGCTTCGTAGAGTGCGCCCAGTGCTCGCAGCGGTTCCATAACCGCAACAAGGTGAGCCTCAATTGCCGCAAACATTCCACCGCGACCATCAATTGGGCTGAAGAGAACATCTTCCAGTGCACGGTTGGCCTGGACTACAACGTAGTTCACGACATCTTGTGAACTGATGTAGCGATAGTTGCCAGTGTCAGGCGAACATGAGCGTGCTCCATAGATGCGTACTCGGTTGTTGATGATTCTGATGGCATTGACAGAATCGGCGTCAAGAATGTCGCCATTGGTCTTGTCGACCGATGCATAGACACCATTGACAAACCGGCCATCCGAGATGATTCCAGCGCCAGGCTGGTGAGGTCCGACCTGGTTGTGAGCGCGTGCGCGAGCACCAGCAACATAGCCGCTTGGCGGGATAAAGCGATTCACTCCAACAGTTCCAGTCGGAACCGAAACCCATGGGTAGTAAACCGCAATATGCTCTGAGTTTTCTAGCGACTGTGCTTCTTGCGCTACTCCACGGATAGTGGCAATGCTGTCGGTTGCTGCGCCATGAAGGGCAGCGATGCGACTGTAGGTGTTACAGTGTGCGATTAATGCCGTAGTAACAGCATCAAATGCACCAGAGGTAACGACGCTTGGTACTTCTGGAATGGCAACAAGGCCAGTTCCAAGTGAGTCAAGGAAGAATCCCAAAGCCGTCGTATATTGTGCATCAGCAATTGCAGTGGCTCCGATAGTGCCGCCAGTGAAGTTTGTTGCCGTTGCATTGATATCGGGCATGCTGAGGGGGGTCGTGTATACGCCGGGGTTTGTTTCAACTGCTTCAACCAGAAGTGACGCTACTGGGTGTGTATTGATTTTGCCCACCATTTGAGCCGTATTGAGGCAGGAGCCGGTAGTCATGATGACGCGACCATTCAAGTATAGAGTCAGAGCACGCGCATCAGCGACTGAACCAACTTCTACGGTGTATGAAAGGCCACCGGCGGCTCCGTTTGCCCAGGTACCAGGGCCGTCTGCGGTCAAAGTGATGGCAGTCGATGGGGTTGCAAGGTCATTAGGAACCGTGGCGGACGCTGAGGCTGAGGCCGTACCTGATGATGTTTTTTCAACTCTAGCGACATAACACTGAGTGCCGCCTTCTTCAAAGAATGCTTCCACAGTTGAGTGTAGATAATATCCACTCACGAAATTGCCAAACTTGAGTTCAAAATCTTCAAGGCTTGTCACCAATAGCGCCTTGTCGATGGGTCCACGCTCCGCCTTGCCGACGAAAAAGGCCTGAGAGGACTCCCGAACCGTCGTGTTGGTGGGGCCAGTTCTTACTGCTGTTGAAATCTGAATACCAGGCATGAGACCTTCCTTGGTTGCTCTATTTTCGGCACGTTTGTTTGGCTACCCAACCGACGCGTTGACCGTAGTTCGCTTCAAAAGAATACCAAACTCACTGACCACTCTCTTGCACCTCGGGGTCTTTAATTTCATTAGAAACCTCGATTGAATCATCCGATTGGGGTAATTCATCTGCAACAACAATGTTCTCTTCGTTTGTATCTTTTGATTTCTTTTTATTTTTTGATGTTTCTGGCACCTCAACGATAGGAGATTGCAAGGTGCTTTTAACCAAACTGATGTGACCCTCGTTGGATAAACCAAGTAAGTAATCCTCGTCACCCTTTACTGCAGCCCACTTCTGGGCATATAAATCTGCTTGCAACGCCACTAAACGGATTGGAAAACTTGTCAGGTTGTTGATGACCGAATACCCGCGATTTAAGTACGATTCAATTTCGTCTAGATTATCAATATCGTGGAATTCCATTGTGTCGCTCCGTTGGGTTGCTATGACAAAATATTACATCATTTCACTAGATTGTAGAGTATGCATAGGCGATGCCACCGCCAACATAGGAGTCAAACGCTCCGTCTATGCCTGAAATTGTAAAATTACTATTTGTTCTGGCAGAAATGACAACCTGAGAAAGGTTGTAGACAGTCGGGGATATCCCCACTATTGTGACTTTTTGCCCAGTTACAAAGTTATTTGCAGCGGTATATACGATATTCTTGCCCGTTTTCGTCGCTCCAGTTATTGACGAAGACCTTGTTTCGGTCACGCCCTTCTGGATGACTTCCAGGTCTATGGAATTGAGTATTGCAATTGGTTCGCGCATTACAATTTCATCTATATCTAGTTCATAGGAAATATATGAACCTGCCAAAACCCTGTCGCCCTTAAGGAGAGTCAAGTCTGAGTATTCTTCACGAATGGAACTTTCATCAATCGTTGCTTTGAACGTATCCCGGGGGTCTGTCGCTTTCAGGCAAGGATAATCAAGAAGTGCCGCACGGACTACCGTAGTCAGTCTATCTCGCATGATAGTTGCCTCTGCCGACTGCTCTGTCTTTACCCAAACATATGTTCTCATTGAGTATTTGACGCGATACAAGGGGTTGCCTCTGTCGTAACTAATGCGCTCAAGGCCAGTCATGGATGTTGCGGTGGTGATGATTGTCGGCCATTCGTCTAGTGCTATTGGCTCGTAGGTTAGATACTTGACTGGACTGGGGAGGGTCATGTCATCAACGCCCCAAGCATTTCTATAACTAACTAATCGTCCAGGTAAGTTGGCCGTCAAATATGCGCCTACATATGATTTTGCAAAATGGGCTCCATGCATCGGTTCAATAGCCATAGTTCACCTACCCAGCAGCGTGCTCAGCCGCTGCATCTGCCCACTTGCGCTCATACTGCTCGGTAACAAAAACAACAGGGCGGGCAGGCATATTGCGAGTACCCGACTGATGAAACTCGGCATATTTGATGTTTGTACCAAAAGTTGCTTCTTTTTTATCTATTTTATTAGGATTACCACGCAAATCGGAGAGTGACTGAAATAGTTTTCCACTACGAATCATTGGGGTTTTCCCTGGAAAGTGAACAGATTTCCATGAGCCATACTCTGCGTCGAGAGGCTTCCAACCTCCAGCGGGCAGTCCATTTTGTAAAAAGTTATTCTTCCAAAGTGTTTTAAGGTCTTCTCGTGCTTCTTTGAAGACTGGACCAAAGTCGTCCAGATTGTCTTTTATCTTCTCAACCTCATCGGGAATATCGTTATCAATGAAGCGAACCTTGATATCCACGCTTGCCATCAGGAGACCCTAACTCGCCGGTATCGCTTGAGTGTCATTAACTCACGCTCAGTGAATCCAGTTTCCAATGGGGCAACATTGCGTGATTCAAGGTCTTTGATACCAACGACATCGTCGTGCATGTTCTGCATCTCACGAGTAGCGGCACGCAGAATCATTAACTTGAATACGGGAATATTAGAACCGTCAAGACCAGCATTATAGGAAACCTCGAATATATCGTTAGCGAACCCACGATAAACATCTATGCCATATCTTCTAACTGTGTAGTCATATCCAAAGGCATTTGCCAAACCGCCTGAAACGAATGCACTGATATTGCTCGTGAATCCATCAACAACAAATGTTGATGAGGTTACGCTCGTAATCTCTCTGTCAACGATGTTGTAGCCAGATGGAGTAATCCCAGTTACAGTCACATGCTGCCCTCTGGTAAAGCCGTGCGATGCTGCGGTATAAGTAACGTTGGTGCCAGCCTTGACTGCACCAGTCACCGTAGCGCGTCTATCTATTGCCTCTGCCATATAAAGGCCAGGAGTTGATGTATTGATAATTTTTACATAATTAACTTTAGAAACAGGAGAATTACGAAAAACAATTGTCGGCGATGGCTGAGAGTACGACAGGGGATTCATCGTTGTATCTAATGAGGTGTTGTAGAAGAACGACGATGTAGGCATCCCTACGTGGTCATACGGTAAAACATATTGTTCCGTGAATTCCTCAACCTCTATCGGCCTACGAAGATATGATTCCAACTCGCTTTGAAGACCTTCAAGGACATATTCGGCAGCATCCTGCTGACGCAGGCTAAAGGAGATATCCATGTAGGTGACAAGGTCATTTACTGTGACCAGCATAAGTCACCTCCGATTCGTGGAATACTTCAACGTCCTCTGGATTTTTTGCGAGCGGCTTTGACGGCTTTTCTGGCTGCACGGGCCTTACGGAAACGACCGGTCACTTCGTTGGCCTTCTTTCTGACGGCACCAGCGGCCACATTAAATGCTTTGCGTAGTTTACTGGGCTCGGGCATACTTCCTCCAAAATTAGAACTTATACCTCTGAAGTATACCAGCGAGCATTGCTTGGCTACAGAACTACCTATCGCTGTTGGGCGGTGCCTCAATAACTATTGAGCCAGCGTTCTCAATGGTCCCTGGTGGGGCCTCAACGGGAACCCATGCCCGAGAGTATGTATGATTTTTTATATCGCGATGCTTAAGGATTGTGGCATTCAACATCAACTCTAGTTCCAGTGGCTTCATGGCAAAATGTCTTACAAAATCTGCTTCAGAAAACTTGCCCGTCATTGAAAGCATTCTGACGATTCCTGAAAGTTTTTTGGCGACCATAGTGCCACGACCACGATTTGCCTGAACATGCATAATCATTGCATCAATTTCATCAACATCAACCCAAATCACCGGAACGACCCCGCCCGTCAGGGACATGAGGTGCTTGTTCCCAATAATTAGACGAAGACGCTGGGTCCCATCA